GATATAGATATCAGAAAGAATCTTTATCAACAAAACGAACAAGCGATAGAAGATGAGCTATTGCCATTCGGATTCATAGACGCAGGAAGTGGAGCTAACGTCTCTACAGACAATGATGAATTCAAAGGTGGCGAAATGATTACTTGGGACAGTCTTGACTACGATGGAATAGATGGATTATATTCCTCGGATGAAGGCTTCTAATCTCAAGTATTATAAATATAACAGAGCTTATAATCTAACTCAAATGAAAGGAGAATAAAATGCCATTTCAGGTCAGTCCAGGCGTAAATGTATCAGAAATCGATTTAACTACTGTTGTTCCAGCGGTTTCTACTACAGAAGGTGCCTTAGCAGGTGTTTTCAAATGGGGTCCAGTTAATTCTCGCGTCTTGGTAGACAGCGAAGAAACACTAGCGGCCAGATTTGGGAAGCCAGTCACTGGGTTTAACCCAGAAACGTTTTTCAGTGCAGCTAACTTTTTAGCTTATGGAAACAAATTGTATGTAACTAGAGTCGCTGAGACTACTGCTAAGAACGCTGTTTCAGACGGATCAGTAGTTAGGGTAGATAACGAAGATGATACAAGTGCAATTGGTACAGCAAACTTTTTTGTTGCTAAGTATCCAGGTGCATTAGGAAACTCATTAAAAGTTTCCCTTTGTAGATCAGCAAACGACTATCTAGAGTCTACAACTGCAACCATAGCAATCACTGCAGGAACAAACACAGGAACAACATCAGCAGATTTATCAGCAGGCGGTTCGGGAGCATCCCTAATCTTACCTGGTGATAAAATTAAAGTAGGAAACACTAGCCCAGGGGTTGGTATTCACTACTTAACTGTTAAAACTATTTCTACTACATCACTTACTTTTGAAGAGAAGTATACAGGTGCAGTGAATATCGCAGGTCTTACACTAGATAGATATTGGGGTCACTATGACTTAGTATCATCTGCTCCAGGAACTTCAGCAGCTGCTGAGGCAAAAGGTGGTATAGGCGATGAGATTCACGTAGTAATATCAGACGAAGACGGAGAGATCACAGGAATTAAAGGTAACGTACTAGAAGTATTTGAAGGCCTTTCAAGAGCTACAGACGCTAAGACAGAGTCTGGAGAATCTAATTTCTGGTGTGACGTACTCGACAATCAATCAAATTACATATACGGTAAGAGCGGATATGGAGCAGGCGCAGCAAATACTACTGTAGCATCTTCAGTCGCACTAACTACTGACAATGCAGTTTACAAAAGTCTAGCAGGCGGAGTTGATTCAGGTAACGAATCTACAATTACTCTTGCAGATCTAATTAGCGGTTACGACCTATATAAATCAGCAGAAGATGTTGACATTAGCTTACTCCTACAGGGTAAAGCAATGGGTGGAACTAACGGTGCTAGCTTAGGTAAGTACTTAACAGATAACATTGCAGACTCAAGAAAAGACTGTGTTGTATTCATCTCTCCTGATAGAGCAGATGTAGTAAACAATGCAAACGGCGAAAGAGATGACATCATTGATTTTAGAAATGATTTAACTAATTCTTCATACGCTTTCCTTGACAGTGGTTACAAATACCAATATGACAAGTATAATGATGTATACACTTATGTACCTCTTAACGGAGACATGGCTGGTCTAGCAGTTCGCTCAGACCCACTAAGAGATGCTTGGTTCTCACCAGCAGGTTTCAACAGAGGTCAAATAAAGAACATCGTTAAGCTAGCTTACAATCCTAAGAAAGCTGATAGAGATATCTTATATCAAGCTGACGTTAACCCAGTAGTTACATTCCCAGGACAGGGAACAGTTCTATTTGGTGATAAGACTTTACTTGGTAAGCCATCAGCATTCGATAGAATTAATGTAAGAAGACTTTTCATTGTTCTTGAAAAAGCAATTAGCACAGCCTCTAAGTTTACATTGTTTGAATTCAACGATCCGTTCACTAGATCTCAATTTAAGAATCTAGTAGAGCCTTTCTTGAGAGACATTCAAGGTAGAAGAGGAATATATGACTTTAAAGTAGTTTGTGATGAAACAAACAATACTGGAGAAGTTATAGATGGTAACAGATTTATCGGTGACATTTATGTGAAGCCAGCTAAATCAATTAACTTTATTCAATTGAACTTCGTAGCAGTACGAACAGGTGTTGAATTTAATGAAATCGTAGGTCAGTTCTAGGACTAAATACTAATAGGAGTATCAAATGGCTTTTAATATAAATGAAATCAGA